ATCCTTGGATGACGCACCGCACGAGAGCAAATCGCTGCATTCGCTGCGATGAATTGCTTGACGCCGCGACCCAGGTCACCGCAGAGGGCGATGGCCCCGCTCGCCCCGAGCGCGGCGACGTGTCGGTCTGCGTGCACTGCAATCACGTCGCTGTCTTCACGCGCGGCGGTAAGCTGCGCGAGCCGCGTCCAGACGAATTGCGCGCGTTCATGGCCGATGAGCGCGTTATCAAAACCCGCGATGCTCTGAGCTTGCTTCACGTCGACAAGACGAAGCCGAATTGAAGGCATAAAAAAAAGGCCGGCGATGAAGCCGGCCTCTCGAAGTCGTGGGGAGGTAACGAACCCAAAGAGGCGCAGCTAGCGGCCGCCGCGCCGATCAATCTTTAGCACGCGCTTGAGCTGCCGCGCAACGCTGGAAGTCTTGCGGATCGCGGCGATGCGCGGCCGGCGCACCGCCGCAGCGGCAAGCTGGCGCGCCTTTTCACAGAACCGGCAGGGCAAGCCCGGATACCGGCGGCTGCGGGTAGAGCTGATTTGTTGTGGGTGCGTTCGGGAAGTTGATGCCCATGGTTACGTTCCTGAATTTGTGTTTGACTCACACAGCCACGTCAAAAGTCCGCCGATGCGGTGAAGATGCCGGCAAGCTGCATCATCCCAGCCGCGGTTACGGTCACACCTACCTGGAGCCCATCTCCGTAAACGCCGATGCTGGCGGTGCCATTCGCAAGAGTGGTGTTGTTGGAAGTGATGACAGGATTGTTGGTGCGAAGGGCTACTACAAACGTCCGGTTATACATCACCACCGATCCTGCCGTTCCATAGGCATATAGTTGATAGTATCCAGTCTGATAGAACCGCTGGCACTTGGCGAGGTCCTGCTGCGGGTCGGGCTTCTCGAGCGGCGTCGCGACCGAGCCGACCTCGAGCTGGACGCCCCAGATGTTGACGGTGCCGGATTGTACGCCAACTCCACCTGATCGAACGCTGTTACTCGATCCAGTCGAGAGCCACAGATACATTTGGGTTCTAGTGTCATTGTTGGTTCCCAGCACCTTGCCGGCTATGCTGGGGATTGCAAACGTCAATGAGTAACGTGACCATGAACCAGACAGAGTTACTGAACTGCCATTGCCTTGAACCGCAGGAGACGGCGATCCGCCAGTACCGAAAATTTGGTCGAATGAAACACCGAACTTGAGCGCAGCACTGGCGTTCGCCCAGAAAGACAGGGTGACCGTTTTGTTGGCCAAGCGCCTCACATTTTCGATGGCTTGTCCGATGATCACATAATCGCCGGCACCACCTGTCCCGCTAAACTGCGGCTCCAATATAGAAGCTGCTGCTTCATCGCCTATGTTCCCACGATCGCCGTCAGTAGCGGCTATCACGTAAACGTTGCATGCACTTGTACTCGTAAACAGTTGCCAGCGATCCGCCGTGTAGCCCGTGCCCCACGGCCCCACCCCGCGCTGCTGGATGTTGAACAGCGAGTTGTGGATGAGATTGCGCCCGACATTATGAAGGGCTGGGGCGCTGTCGACGTAGTGCTTGTCCGCCGCGTCGGTGGGGTTAACGGGATCGCCAACCAGCGTCAGCTGCGCCACCATCGCCGTCGAGCCGTCCGTATAGATCGGCGTCTTGGTCGCGCTCGCGCCCTGCGTCGTCCACTTCTCGCCGTCCCACTGATACACCGGCAGCCCGGCGACCGGCGGCTGCGGGTACAGCTGATTTGTTGTTGGTGCGTTCGGGAAGTTGATGCCCATCAGAGGTCCGCCGATACTGTGTAGTTGGCGGCTAGAGCATAGCCACCTGTCGCAGTCACTGTCGTCTGGGCATACCAATCCTTCTGCGACAGCGCCGTCATGCTGCTCGATCCGCAATTCGTTTGGATAGAGAAACTTGGTGTCATAGTCATCGCCCCGCGCATCGTGACGGGAAGGCTCACCGTGGTCTGTACGGCCATCCCGGCGGTGCCATAGCCGCCGACATAAAAACCCCCGGTGCAATAGAACCGCTGGCACTTCGCCAAGTCCTGCTGCGGGTCGGGCTTCTCGAGCGGCGTCGCGACCGAGCCGACCTCGAGCTGGACGCCCCAGAGCACAAATGTGTTGTTCTGAACACCGATGCCGCCGGCACTTGCATTGGCCGTTGCTCCGCTGCTGAAGAATATCTTTAACCAGGTCGCGTCGTCACCGTTCGTGCCGAGCGTCAGGCCGGCGGCGCTCGGCAGCGTGAACGTCGCGCTATATCGCGTCGGCGTCGTAGTCAGCGTGATCGGCGTCGCGTTGACCGCACTTCCGCCCGATGGCGAGCCGCCAGTTCCGGGCAGCTGCTGAAATCCAATGCCGATCTTCGGAGTGCCGGCAGTCGCATAAGCCCAGAGGCTCACCGTCACTGTCTTCCCGGACAGACGACGAAGGCCCTCGATCTTCTGTGAGATAAACGAGTACGACGCCGCCCCGGCATTTCCTGCGACGGCGTAGATCAGCGCGGTGGTTGCCGCCTCGTCGCCGATGGCGGCGCGCTGGGTATCGTTGAACGGCCCGAGCGTGACGTTCACGGTATCAAGATTGAGATACGCCTGCCAGCGATCAGCAGTATATGCAGCGTTGGTCGTCCACGCTCCCGCCCCGCGCTGCGCGACGTTGAAGAGCGGGTTGTGCAGCAGATTGCGCCCGACGTTGTTGAGCGCAGGGGTGTGATCGACGTACTGCTTGGTCGCCGCCTGAAGCGCCGTCGTCGGGTCGGCCGCGAGCGCGAGCGGCCCGGTCATCGTGTCGCCGGACTTCAGCAGGAAGGCGCCGAGCGTCGGCGTCGGCACCGCGACGACCCACTGACTGCTGTCGCCGTCGTTGTAGCGGACGTAAAGGAGGCCCGAGTCGCTCTCCCACCAGAGCGAGTTGTCGGGCACCCCGGTCGGCGCCGTGTCCGACACATAGACGCTGCTGCCGCCGCCAGTGCCCGGCGTCCCCTGCGGTCCCTGCGGCCCCGCCGGCCCCGGCGGCCCGGCGTCACCCTGCGGGCCGGCAGGACCCTGCGTACCGGGCTCGCCCTGCTCGCCCTGCCCGCCGGAGCTGCCCGGCGGCCCGGGCGTTCCCTGCGGGCCAGGCGGTCCGGGCGGACCTATCGGCCCGGCCGGGCCGGTCTGCGGGACGGTGAGAGAGATCGTCGGGCCGCTCATCTTCGCTCCAACGCCTCGATGCGCGCGATCAGATCGGTCAGCGACGGCTCGACCCGCGCCGGCGGCGGATCGACGAGGGCGTTCGTCCTCGCGTCATAGAACTTGCCGCCGAAGGCGGCCTGCGGGTTCGGCGACACGTCGCCGATCAGCTCGAGCACGACGCAGCCCTGCGGGAACAGCGCCGTCGCGTCACGGTTGACCGCGCGCACGGTGCCCTCGAGGACCGTCATCTTGACCGAGCCGCCGGCGAGCTTGGCCCCGTCGCCGTGGATGTAGTCGTACCAGTCGACGCCGTCACCGTCGCGTCGGCAGAACATGACGCCCGCCGGGACGTCCCGCGGGACCGTCCTCGGCGTGTAGCGCGACCACGAGCCGTGATTGATGATCTTCATCACGCGTAGCCCGCCGTGTACCAGTTGCCGTTGATGTAGTACTGGAGATAGCGATGGCGAAGAGTGGACCCGTAACTTGGGTTGTTCGCGCCGGTGATGACTGATCCGCTATAAGGCTCCTCCATGTTGCCGTTGGCGAGCTGGTATCTATGATCGCCCGCGTAGGCGAGCCGCATGTTGGTGACCCCCGGCGACGGCACACTCGCGAAGTCGTTCGCGCCCCAGAGACGTCCGTTGACCGCGCTGACCGTGCCGCCGCACGCGACATTTCCACTCGCCAAGTTGAACAAGAAGGGACGCAGGTTATTCCAAGTTCCTGACGGATCGCCAGCGTTCGTCACCAAGAAGTAGAAGTTGCCGCCGTCGTTGCGAAGCAGGACGCCGTAGTTCCCGCTGATCATGCGGACCTGATTGCCTGACGGCGTATTCGACACCACGAGCTCGGCGGTCATGGTGTCGCCGTTGACGTACATGAGACGGCCGCGCACGCCGTTCACGTTGCCGTTCGGCATCTGGTAGTTCGCGCCGTCGTAGTAGAGGTAGGCGGACTTCGGCTGATTGAGATAGATGACGCCCGTGGTCGGCGCGTTGGTCCGATAGGCGGTGATGTCAGCGGCGACGGCGAGATCGCCCGACATCGTGTCGCCGGTTTTGCTGACGGCGTTGACGCTCGCGGGGCTTACCTGAGTCCATGTCGCATTCGCACGGCCATAGAGCGCGCCGTCGGTCGGGGCCTCGCCGAGCCCTCCGGGCGGTCCTGGAACGCCCTGAGGTCCTGGATCGCCCTTTGGTCCCGTCAGCCCCTGCTCGCCTTGCGCGCCAGGTGGACCGGAGGGCCCGGGATAACCGGGCATGCCATCTTTCCCTGGCGTGCCTGGAGGTCCTATCGGCCCCTCTGGCGCCACGGTGAGCACCGTGTTGCTTGGCGCATAGGTCGCCAGCGTGATGCGCGGCGTTCCGCTGGCGAGATTGAATAGCGGCTCGGCCATCAGCGCGTCGTCCCCTCAACCACGACTGCGTTACCCTCCCACATGCGTTCCTGATAGCCGTTCGGCATCAGTCGCACGAGATCGGTGAAGTAGCTGCCAGCCGCAAGGTAGATCAGGTGCTCGCGGTCGATCAGGACGGTGAACTGGCCCTGCGTCGCGTTGGTGATGAATATGCCGTGGTCCGGCGAGTAGACCGAGACCAGCGCCACATGATCGAGCTCCTGGACGCGGATTTCGAGCTTCAATTCCGACCCGGTCAGGTCGATCGGAGTGAAGATGGTCCCGGTCGGATCAGTGCTCTGATAGAGAAACGGGACGATCCAGTCCTCGTTCTTCGAGATGTTCATCACACCGCTGTAGTAGGCTGGCCCCGCCATCGGTCACTTCTTTCCAAAGCGCAGCGTTTTGCTGCGCAGCCCCGAGAACTTCGCGTCAACATCGTCGTAGGTGAGGATCGTCGGCGACGCCGAAGTCAGATCATCGATGCACTGGCCTTCGACCGTTCGGCACTGCTGGACGAAGTTGTTGACGTTCGTATTCAACGTCGTGCACTCCGCCGCCGTCAGCGGGTAATGGACGGAACCCTGCGTGAAGTCGACCACGTCCGTCGGCGCCAGCGTACTGGCATACATCGCCAGATTGCCGATCAGCATTTGACTGATGCGATCGGTGCTGACCGGCACCGGGCCGCTCGCGGCGCTGAACGTGATCCCGGCGATGACGAGCTCGAACCTGACCTGAGAGGCGTAGTTCTGCAGGATGGCGGGCGTCTCGGTCGGCTGCTCATATGGTGGAGGCGGCAGGCTCGGGTCGTATGTGCCGGAATAGGTCAGGTCGCCGAGCGGCTGCTTCCACGGGATGATGCGAACGCCGGTCCCGTAGCTCGCAGGGTCGACGTAAGTCTGCTGATCGTCGTGAATGACGACGACCAGGCCGTTGAGGCAGTACAGGAGATGCATAGTGTTTACACCTTCAGACAGTGATGAAAGCGAAGCCGTTGCCCTGAGTGTTCGCCGCCGGGACGCAGCCGGCCGTGCCCGCCGAACCAGTCGCGACAATGCCGCCGCCAGTGGCGTACATCGGGCCGCCGACGTTGCCAGAGAAGTTGCTGTTGTTGCAGCTGATCTGGCCTTGATAGTTGAGAATGCCCCAGTTCCCGTTGTTGAGGAATTGCGAGCCAACTACGCTCGCGCTGCCACCCGCCAGACACGTGATTCCGGAGTCGGCGTTTCCCCTCGCGTAGACGATGAAGTTGCCGCCCTGCCTGATGGCAGACCCGACCTGGATCACCCAACCCTGGTGCTGGTTCGAGCACGCGATCGTCTGGGTCGCGCCGAGCGCCATGCAGCCCTGAAACTCGAAGCCCCAGAGGATGTTGCCGCAGGAAGAGACGAAGTCCAACTCCGTCCAGAAGTAGGAGTTGTTGCTGATGATCCCGAGCCAGGTGTTCTGGACCGATACGTTGCCGAGCGCCGTATATGCGTTGTTGATCTGAAGACCGCCGCTCTGAGTCGAGCCATCCGACGAGATCAGCAGATTTGCCATACCGGAACCGGCCGGGTTCGGCGCCCCGCCGAACCCGATCGAGCCGTTGATATTGATGTACGCACCGCTCGTGAAGTAGAGCTCGGTCGCGAACCGGCCGCGCAGCATGGTGAGCTGCGCGGCGGCGTCCTGGCCTCGATTACCCGTGTACTGGAAGTCAGTGCCGAGGACCGGAGGGCCGATCATCGGCGCACCCTGAACGGAAATGCGATCGAGGTTCGGGTGTTCGAAGGTGATGATCCTGTTGTAGGTCCAGCGCGTCGCCACGCCCGACGTCGCGCCAGCGACCGCTAACGTGACGAAGCCGTTGTTGGTGATCCGAAACTTCGACAGATAGTCCATCGCCGCGATCAGATCAGGGAAGTCCGCGCCCGGCCCGTGGACCTTGAACGTGACGACGCGATCAATCACCCACGACTGAATGTAACCCTCGATCGCCTTGCGAAGCTGGGTCTGGTCGCTGTTGCTCGGCACCGCGCACGGCGTCCCGGTGAAATCCGTGTAAAGGCGCAGGTTCGCCGCATTGATGACCTCGACGATCTCGCGCTGATCGTACTCGATCGACGCCGCCGGGACGATCGAGCCCTGGATGCCGGCGGCCGGATTGCCGTCGATGTACGGCGCGTTCGTGTTGGTCGGCTGGTCGAGCGGCTGATTGTACTTCAAAATAACCTCCTCAGAATTTCTGCACTTCGGCCCAATCCAGCGTCAATGCGAACTGCCACGTGCCGGTAGCCGGGACGGTGGCTTGGATCACGAAGCCCTCATTCAGGGCGAGCAGCAGCGGTTGCTCGCCAGGGCGCCGATCGAACAGCGAGAGCGCCGGATATGAGAATGGCGTGTTGGCCGTCGTCGGCGCGGCGGTCATCACCGCCTCGAGCCCGTCGGCGTCGAGCGTGCGGGTACCAGGGGTCAGCGCTGCGCCGTTGTTGGCATAGATGATGTTGGCGATCGACGACGCCATGTTGCTGGCCAGCTTGGCGTTGCTGGCGGCGAAGTTGACCATCGTGCCGTTGCCATCCTGCGCCGTGAACGGCCGCGCCGCGTACATGTTGAAGCGCGCGAGCCCAGGCGCGAAGCCGGTGCCGGTGGTCCAGGCCGAAATGCTGATGCGCGAGATCAACGCGGTTAGCGTGGAGCTTATCCACATGAAGGAATAGATCGGCGCGGCCGCCGCCAATCCGGCCGGGAGGTCGACCGTCGTCCTCGCCCGATGAAGGTAGATGCCGCCGAGGCCGTAGTCGATCGGGTACGGCGTCGCGAGGATCATCGAGCGCTGGACGGTGCCGTCCTGCGCCGTCGAGAAGTCTCGCATCCGGACAGTGAACAGGTTGCCCAGGCCGTCCTTGATTTGTCGATTGTCTGCCATTCACATCATCCCCAGCGCGAGATATTCGCTGTTGATCTTGTCGGTGAAGTTGAGGCCGTCGAATTGCGAGAAGTCGTAGACGATCTGCGTGTGCGCGGGCTTCAGCTTGTCGAACACGCATTCCAGATCGCTTGGCACGCCAATCTCAAGCAGACGGTCGATGCCGCACTGGCTCGAATTGCAGCGGAAATAGACGAAGTCCTTGGCGCTGACGTGGACCGTCCAGTAATAGCGAATTTCCGGCGGCCCGAGCTGCCAGCGATAATTCGTCGGGTCGTCTGCGTTGAAGACCCCGCGCGAGTCGCCGACGAAAGAGACGCCGGTCATGTACGGTAGATACTCGGTGATCGTGATCGTGTAGCCGTATGCCGTGGCCAGATCGAGAAAGAACTGACGCGATTGAGCGCCGAGCATCGTCATCTTGGCGATCAGCGCTTTCCGGCGCTCGATAAGTCCGGTTGGCGGCTGATTCAGACACGGATCGGGAAGGCCCCAATTGCGTTCCCAATCGCCCAGCAATTCAAAGGTTATGCGCGGGTCGCTCTCTATCTCCAACAGATCGGCAGCACGGCCGTCGACGAAGCCCCAATAATCGCACAGTCCGTAGCAGGCCCGAAACAGAACGCTGTCGAGCGCGCGCTTGGGCCACGCCTGACCCGAAGGTAGCAACGAGAGGAATGCCTCAAGATAATCGCTGCCGGTTCGACGGACATGCTGATCCATCTATGATCCATAAGTCAGATCGCCGAGCACGGCCATGTAACCGGGAGCCGGCATCGGCACGTCAGAAGCCACCAGATCGTAGGCATTAACCCCGGCTGCATTGGCGATGCCTTCGTCCGACCATGAGCGGTACCAAAATTGACCAGGCGTCGCGCGAACGAAGAATTCATTCAACAGGCTCTGCTCAATAGATGCGCGCGTCGATGCAATGTCGGAGTCGAGATAACTGATGCGCAGATCGATCGGGTACGGAATAGGAGCCTCGACGAAGCAATCCTTGACCGTAATCGGCCGCACCTTGTCGATGTAGGCGCTGACCGCCTCGATATCTTCCGGCAACGGGAAGCCGCCATTGCTGGCACGCAGATTGTCCATCATGAAGCGAACCGTTGCGGTGCCTATCCCCATTTCCATCGGCGCGCACCAGGCGCGAGTGACACCGGGAACCGCCAGGGCCCAAGCCTCGTAATCGTAAGCGGCGCCGCCCATTGGTGGCTGGCGAATGCGTCTGAGAATGCGCGCGCGCAAGTCGTCGTCGGATTCGTCATCGGTGCCGCCGGTGAGCGTATAGACGGTGATCGAATCGACGGTGCCGGTGAGCGGCGTCAGCAGCGCGAGCTGAGTGCCCTGATCGAGATTGCCGATAACGCCAGAATCGAGCGCGACGATCGGCGCCGGCGTCGGCAAGCCGGTTGGATCAGTCAGTATGTCGGCGGTCGTCTGATAGGTGACGCCGGTACTATAGGAAAGCTGCGTGCCGGTTGGCACGATCACGCTGCCGCTGGATGTAATGAAATCGACCGTACCGCTGGCCAGGGTTGCGAGCTTGCGTCCCGTCGATCCGTCCGAATTGGTCAGCCAGATATGACCGTGCCGATCCAACCAAACCGTCTCGGCGGTGTCCGGCAAGAGCTGCAGCGCCAGCCAATCGATGTACTGCAGCACCAAATGGCAGAGCGCGCCCATCGCATCGGAAAGCACCCGAAGCACGCTGTTGGGCACGTTCGCATCCGCGCCAGGCAGCCGCCCGGCGATGGCGTCGCGGACAGCGCTGCGCACGTCCCGCAGACTCGGGGTGCTCCACGGCATGATCTACCCGATGATGTTTTGCCAGAGAATTTGATACTGCAGTTCGATCGCGGTCTTGGGGCCGCGAAACAAACGGACCAGCGCCGTGATGCGCTGCGTATCAAGGCGCGTGACGATGACCTCCATGCCGCTCGCGACGCGTTGATCGATGAAGGGCTGCAATGCTTCCTGAATATAAAACTTGATGCGCGACATGGTCGAGCCTTGCTGCGCCGCGGAGCCGGTGATCTTCTCGCGAAAGAGAAGCCAAAGCCGCGAGCCGATCGGCCACGCATTCCAAATCAGATTTGCGTCCATGTCGCCCCACCAGCCGCGCCGATCGGTCGAATCCGGATCGGGCAGCCGATCGCTCACGTCCGCCAAGCGATCGGTCCCGAGCGCGACAATGACGGCGGTCGCGAGCTCCTGCGTCTCGTCGAGCGTGCCGTCATTAAGCAGCAGCCAGTCGACCGATACCTCCGTTTGATAGGGGAATATGCCCTGCTGGACGAGGCGAACGTCGCCCATGTCATACATCCCATCCCATTCTGGCTTCGAGCGAGATCAGTCTCGCCTCGAGGGCATCCAACCTTTGGAAAAGGGCGTCGACCCATGTAGTCGAAGCCGGTTCCCGCGATGCTGCCGTTTCCGTTGGCAAGGTCACGCCCGGAGGCAAGGTCACGCCCGGCGGCAACGGCGGCATCGGCAGCGAGGGAATTGATGGAAGATTGAACCCAAGCGCCTGGATGATGCTATCGACATACCCCTTGGTCGTTACGTGCATCGACGATGTCGGCGGCGCAGCGGTCACCTGTTTCATGAAGTAGCCGAGGCCATTAGTAAACTTGTCGCCGAAAATCTGGACCAGCGGGTTCCCGGTTCTGGTGGAGCCACCGCTCTCGGGCGGCTGAAAACTATGCAAGCCGCTCTTGTGGTTGATCGTTTGATCGTGGACCAGATTGTGGCTGGCATTGGTCGCCTCGAAATACTTCTTGGAATTATTTTTGTACTGCGCCTTTTGCCCTTTCTGCTGGCTGCCGCTGCTGCCGCTGCTGCCGCTGCCTTGTTGATCGGGGTCGACAAGCTGCATGCGCAGCTTCTTGTTGGTTGGCCCCGTCCAGAAACCGCCAGTCTGCGTGAGATGAAATTGCAGCTGATCCTTGTTGGTTCTGAACATCGCAACATCGCCCTTCTCCAGGTCTTTGAGGCGATGCCGGCGATCGTCCATCACGCCGCAGACGGCAAACGAGCGGTTGCCGCCGGGGAATTGCATGAACCCCTCGGCACCGCCGCTGATCGAGCCGTCCTGGCCCTTGTCGGCGTCCATGACGACCGAGGTAAAGCCGTAGTTCTGCGGCGACTCGACCTTGCCGCGCGACTCGCCCTTGGCGAAATTGCCGCCCATCTCCTGCATGAGCTTGCTGTCGTCCGCCTGATGGATGACGGTGCGCGCGCCGCCGGCGACGTAGGCGCGGAACGAGGTATTTGCGGGCGTGGCGCGGTGCATCGGCTTATTCCTGATAGAGCGGCGGCGGATCGCTTGACGGTGTGGCCGGCGGCGTGGCGGCTGGCGTGGTCGTCGGCGTACCCTTGTCCGGCGCTTGCGGCGCTCCCGGCACGCCGAGATTGAAATCGCTGTGATCCTTGAGCAGCCACGGCGCCACCAGATCGAGCGAGGTCAGCGTTCCGCTGTTGCGGTCCTGGGTGAAGGTCACGGTCTCGATCTTGAGAACCTGATTGAGCATGGCCATCGGCGATCTGACCATGACGTCGTCGCCGGTCATCCAGAGAAGATTGGTGCCGGGCCGAATCCAGCCCTGCACCGTGATCGTCGCCTGCACGATCGTCCCCTCGTGCCAGACCGCCTCGTGCTGCGCGCGGGTCGCGAGCTCGCCGACGCTCCACACCGGCTGCTCGGCCATCGTCAAGAGCGGGCTGTAACGCAGCGCCGTTCCGCCGGCCGCCGCCTCCTGCTCGCTCGCCTGCGGGCCGTTCATGTCGTCGCTGGCGGCGCTCTGCCCGCGAATGATGTAGTCGTTGAAAATGTTCTCGACCGAGATCACCGCCTGGCAGCGCAGGATATTGACGCCCTCGACCAGATCGGACGTCAGCTGGCCGACGTGATCGCCGATCAAAAGAAAATGCCCCTCATTGTCGCTGCCGAGAATGATGCCGCGCGGGCGCGCGATTCGCTCCAGAAAGCTCCAGATCGTTTCTCCGGGATCGACCTGCAGGCGCGCAAACGGCGTCGCGTCGAGCGTGCCGATGACCTTGGGCGAGATGCCGGTGGGCGCGAGCACTTCGCGGGCGACTTGCTCGAAAGACTTGCCGTCGAAATTCCCGGTCGCGTGAATGACGCTGGCGCGCGCCGCATACCACGTGACCCCGATCCCCGACAGCTGGACGCCCTTGTTCTCCTTGTCATAGGCGGTCTGCCGGACCGTGATGACGCCGGCAACGGCGAGATAGCCGCCGAGATAGACCGCGCACTCATCGCCCGGCTTGAACTGCAGCTCCTGCCAATTCGCCGGCGGCGGCTGGCCGGGGACCTCGACAATGTCGGCGGTCGAGAACCGAAACTGCGGATAGGCCTCGGTCCAGCGCAGCTGCACCCATACCGATTCGAAGTTCTCGAAGCGGCGATTGCCGACGATCAGTACCGCCTTCTCCGATTGCGCAAGCGTCGGAATGTTATAGGCAGCCGGCGGCGGCGGTGGCGGCGGCGAAGGCGCATCTATGACGCGGACGACCATTTAGTTCGAAAGCGCCTGTCCGCTCGGCAGCATGAACGCGGGATGCACGACCTTATTCTCGGCAAGCAGCTCGTCGGCGCGGCTGGCATCGGCATAGAGGCGGTTTGCCATCACCAGCGTCGGCATCGATTGCGTGAAGGCAAACGAAAGCATGCGCGGCATCGGACGGGCGGTCTGCACGAGATATTGGATGATGGCAGAGTGCAGCTGGACCGCTGCCCGGTAGCTCATTTGATCCATCGCATCGGCGAGATATTCCTCGACCTCGGCGAAGATGGCATTCATCTGCAGCTTGAGCGCGTCGACGTCCTGCCGGCTGGTGAAGGTCATGTCGGCAATGACGCGGCCTTCGGTCGCCAGGCACATTTCAATGATCGACCCGGTGATCATGTTGGCGCCGATCGTCACGGGTTTTTCGGTCAGCGCTTGGCTGCGCACGGACGCGAGCTGCGCTTGGGTCGCACCGGCCGAGCGAGCAAGATCGAAACACGCCTGCAATGGCGGTCCGGCGAGATCAGTCTGGATCAAGCTTTCCGCGTTGGCGATCAGGGCGTCGCAGGCGGTACGGAAGTCCGCGCCTGGGCGCCCCGACGTTGGCACGGCCCCAAGCAGCACGGTAATGCTCCGCTGCATGATCGGCGCCGCCTCTTGTGCGTCTCGCTTTTGCATTGATTACGATGGCGGCAGCAGAGGTTTGGTGCCCGCAATCGACGCGGCGAGCTTCGCCTCGAGCCCGGTCATAACTTGCTGGACGCGATCCTTCATCAGATTCGAATAGGCGATCATCTGCTCGCGGCTCGACGTCGTCGATGCTAGCGTCGTTGGAACGCCATACTCGACGAAGGTCATGTCGAACGTGCAATAGCCGCCGAGCCGCTCCTCCTCGGTCCAGCGGTATTGCGGATTGACCACCGAAATCGGCGCGATGGTCGGCAGCTGCAGCACGCCGGGACCGTCGGAGCTCTCCAGTGCCAGGATCAGATTGTCGCGCGCGATGCGATAATCGTTGCTGTAATTCGGCGCGCCTGTCTCCACCGGAAAGGTGATGCAATAGCCGCGCACCGTGAATTGCCGCGCGCGCCGGCCCATGTCTTCTGAATAAGGGACGTCCTTTTTCGGAAACTCATGCACGACGATGCGGCGGCCGCTTTCCTTGCTGCCGGCCTCGACATGAAAGAACGCGCCGCGAAACGACGCGGGCAACAGCGCGTCGCGCCACGGCGCGTTCGGCAGATTGGTGATCTTGAAGAGCCCCATCATCCCTCCCCGGACGAGGTCGCCGCGGCTTCCATCTGGGCGCGGCGATTGACCGTGGTCTTCTTGAACAGACCGCCGCCCGAAGCCTTGGCGAACGTTCCCCTCGGTGCATTGACGTTGACGTCGAGCTGGCCGGTGCCCACGACGCGATGCTCGGTCATCTGCCGATCGACGTCGGCGCGCGCAATCTGCGGCTCAACGATCTGGTGGCGGATATGATATTCGCCGGGCCTGTCGCCTATCCTGATTGGCTGACTGGAGACAACGTCGCGCCCGTATTGGCCCACCCCATGTTCCGGCCCGGACGGATTGAACTGATTGGCTCCGACGCCACGATAGCCGGTGATGTTGCCGCTGGCGTCCCTGATCGGGACGGCGCCGGTGACATGCGATCCGGTCGCGCCGACGCCGGTGCCTTGCTTGACGGCAATGTTGATCGCGTTCGGATCGTCTGAATATCCAGCGCCTTGCGCGCCGCCAAACTGATTCCAATTGGACGCTACCGCCGGGTCTTTGGGCGGCTGGCCGCCGTGCTCCTTGACGACGGACGCCATGAACTGCCCGCACGTCGCTTCGCTGAGATTGATGCCGTGCGCCAGCATATACTGATGGATATTGTGCGGCTGCGCACCGGCCAGCGTCATCGCCGTTAGATCGGCCTGGAACTTGGCCGGGACGGATTTCACCTCGCCTGCTTCGGTGCCTACGCCAGAGCCGGCTGGCGTCGAGCCGGTGCCAGCCAAGCCTTTGTTTCCGACCCAGCTCGCCTCCGCTGCGCGCCGAGCAATCAAGCCTTTGCTTTCCTTGCCGCCGGCCGTTCTGAAATGCTCTGGCAACCATTGCTTGATCGCCGCCGTGTCGCCGCTCTTGATGGCGCCGCGAATGCCGCTCAACGCGCCCGGACCGGCATTGAAGGCGAGGTCGGTCAGTGCTGCTTTGGTCCCCGGGTCGAGGTTCGGGTTGATCTTGTCGACCGCGGCGCCGGCCTTGCCGAGCTCCGATTGTAGCCGCTTGTCGGCTTCCTCGCGCGTAATCGGCTCGCCCGCGTAACCGGCCTTGGTGCCGTATCCGCTCGAGTATTGCGCGTAATCCCATTTTGCTTTCGGCTCGAACCCTTCGGTTTTCTTGACGAAGTTCGTGAACCAATCCGGACCGCCGCCGCCTGCGACCGCGCCACCACCACCGCCGCCGACCGCTGGCGTCGTGCCCGCGCCTTCGCCGGTGCCGGGCCCGACGTCGCTGCCGTTGGGCGCGCCGCCGCCACCGCCGCCACCGCCTCGACCGCCGAACCCCGGCAGACCGCCGAGCCCGCGCATCATGCCGCCGAGCCCGCCCATGCCGCCGCCCGTGATGCTGCCCAGGATGCCGCCCGGTCCGCCACCGCCGCCGCCCGTGAGCGCGCTGAGCATGCCGCCGGGACCGCCGCCACCCGGTCCGCCCGGGCCGCCGCCTGCGACCGCGCCACCACCACCGCCGCCGGGATAGATGATGCCGTGCAAGGCGTCGTTGAGCTGCTTGAGCTGCTCGGTGTTCTCCTTCATCTCGCGCGAATGCTCGTCACCGCCGCCGCCGAGAGCGCCGAGCGGAATGACCGCCTCGGGTCCGCCTTCGCCGATCATGGCCAGCGTCGCGCGCGAGACGATGCCGCCGTGCTGCATGTGCGGGATCTCCTTGTCGCCCCAGCCACCGCCACCGCCGCCCGGCGCTACGTGCCTTCCTTTCCACCATTCGAGCAGCGGATTTGACGTGTCGACCCCGGTTTCCTTGCCGAGCGCCTTATAGTGCTCCTCGTTTTGTTTGTTCCATGGATTTAACGATTGCAGTCCCGTTGCCGCCGGATGCTCCTTGTTGATCTTGTCGACCTTGTCGAGATAGCCGAGATAGGCCTGCATCTTCTCGTCGATCCATTTCAACGACTCCATCAATGGACTCGACGTGATGGCTTGATTGAACCAGGCGTCCGTGATTTTTTTCCATTCCTGCCCAATCTGCGTCGTCAAGGCCAAATATTTCTGCGCGGCCTCGTCGCGCGCCTTCTGCGCCTTTTCCTCTTCGGCCGTCACCGCCTGAAATCTGTTCAGCAGATTGAGATCGGGAATTCCCAATGTCTCGCCAAATTGCTTCCGACGCTCCGCGATGCGTTGTTGGGATAGCCCGGCGGCCTCCATCGACTTTGTGATCTTCGCCAACCCTTCCTCGGCGTGATTGGCATAGGCGGTCATATCGCCGGATTCGGCCAGCCGTTTCGATTCGGCCAGGAATTCCTGCATCGCCTGCAGCGGCTCGCCGCGCAAGCCCTCGAGCAGCTTCTGCCGCATCGGGCTCATGACGAGCGTCATCTGATACATCGATTGCGCAAGGCCCTGCGTGTTGCGCGCTACCTGTCCGGCCGAAAGTCCCCATTGCTCCATCTGTTCGCGCATGCTCTTGAGCGTGGCAGCGCCGGTTCCGGTCTGGATCGAGAGCTGATTGAGCTTAACCAGCTCGCCGGAATACTTGGCGAGCGCGTCGAGGCCCTTCTCGGCGGCATAGCCGAACGCCAGCATTCCGGTGGCGGCACCGCCGATGCCGCGCACGAACGGCAGCACCGACTCGCCGGCCTTCTTGAAGTCCTCGCTGAGCGGCCGGACCTGGCGCTGCAGCTCCTCCGTGTGCTTGCGCATCTGCTGGAACGCAGTGGCGTTCTGGCCGCCGGACAAGCTCTTGAGACTCTGCTCAATCTTCTTGACGCCCTCCGACGCATTGTCGACGAGCGTAACGGTCAATCGGAGTTCATCGGTCTCACTCGCCATCGCTGCTCTCGCCGCGCTGCCGCATCAGCTGCGCGATCTGGACCGTCCGCATGACATGCATATGCACATCCGCGAGCGGCATGTTGAGGAAGACTTCAGGGGATTGGTGATACCAGCGCGCCAGCCAGTAGCAGTCGAGGACGAGGTTGTTCTCGTCGCCTGCTACGGCTCCCAAGCCGCCGCACTTGGCAGAAAAAAACGGAATAGCCGATAGGCGGCTGACTGCCAGTCGCGCGGGTCGATCTGGTCGAGGGTCATGGTGAGAATGCCGGCCAGGCGCGCGATCATCAGGTGCATGCGTTTATAGTCAATGACGAAGTTGCCATTCTCGCCCATGAGGATCGGGCTGCCGCAATAATTGATGTCGCCGCCGGTCGGCTGCCGCAAGCGCAGCTCGCGAATTTCATCAAGCACGCTCGGGTCGCGGAGTCCGTGGTGCCTGAGCTTGATGACGATCGGCCACTTTTCCTCTGGCTCGGGCGACGCCGGCGGCGCGGCTGGCGCGGTCGCCACCGGCTCGGCCGGCGCCGGATCGGGTTGGAAGCCTTCGCGGATCGGTCTGTTCATGCGCGGCTCACGTCAGGTTGGTTTCAGAACAGGTCACGCCTTCCCAGCGAACGCGCACCTGGCCGTCGCGAGTGTTGGCTTCGAGGTCGGCTTTGCAGCTGGCCTGCCCGAGTGCGTATTGCTTGCCGTTGGCGAGCTGGGCGACAACGGTGACGTTCACCTGGGCCTCGAGGTCCAAGAGATTGAGATTGGGCACGGTCGAGACGTCGCCCTCGATATAGGGAACTCTCGGCAGCTCTTGGTAGCCGTGAATTCCGTCCTGCCCCGCGATCATCGTGCGCGCGACGATGCTGGGGCTTACGGTGAAATTGCCGCGCAGCGCCATCTGGTTGCCGTCGACCAACAGGAAGGCGATGCCCGCAAATCGTTGGGCCATGTTGATGCTCCTGATTTACTGATGGGGAGAGATCAGCCGACGGTCGGCAGAATGCCGGTGACGCCGGTCGGGCTCGGCGCGACGATCAGCGTGTCGATGCCGAGATTGTACTGCAGCCGGAACTGCGCCAGCACCGCGAAGATGCGCAGCTGGTTGATCAGATCGGGCGGATACAGGACATCCAGCCGATTGGGGTCGGTGGAATTTCGTTCGACCAGAAGATTCGCCGCGAAGGCCGCGGCGTTCTCGACCAGGCCGTTGAACTCGTCGAGCGAATACTGCGCGATCAGCTCGGCCTTGACGACGCCGGGTGTGACGATCGCCTGCCCGGGTCCGAAGCGGGTGCCGTCGTCGGCCAGCTTGCAGCGCCCGAACTTGTTGGTGACCACGGCGCGCTGGTTGCGCAGCAGCTTGGCGAGCGTCGCCAAGGTCGTCACCACCTCGTAGGCATCGTCCGGCGTGCCGTAGAGGTTGAGCTGGTAGGTCGTCTGCTCGCGGGCGATCATCGGCTGGTTGTCGGCGCCGGCCTTCTGGATGGCGATGCCGTTGTTGGCGAGCGTCTGCAGATCGAGGAAATCGAACCGCTGATGCAGCGGCGCGCACTTGATTTCGTTGAGCGAGAGCGTCTGCAGCGGCCGCGCCGGATCGTTGGTGAGCGCGCGCTGGGCCTTGGCGGTATAGGCCGCCGTCCACTCGAAGGCGGGCGACGGGCTCGCGACCTCGAAGCCCATCACCGAGAGAATGCCGGAATTCTGCGTGTTGCCCCAGGTCTGCAGCTCCGACAACGTGCCGCGCATGGCCGAGAAAAGATGACCGAAAAGTTGCCGCTGCCAGCCCCAGCGCCCCTGATCGGAGAAGCCGAATTCTTCCTCCCAATCGAACATGGTGCTCGAGTCCGTATAGGGCTGCGCAACATACTCGAATGGCTGATCGCCCATGTTGGCGATGGTGGTGGTCGGATCGGGCACGCCGGCGCCGCCGGTCAGCATGCCGGTCGCCGGCAAGGTCAGCTGCATGCCGGGCGGCAGCATCTCGCCGCCGATGGTGCCGTAATAGTTGACCATCACCGAGATTTCGTTGCCGCTGATGCCTTTCCAGAGCGCCGTCAAGGTCACGATGTCGGTGGCAGCGGCGGCAGCGACCGGCAGATCAAACATGGCGTTGACGGCCGCGGCGATGTTGGTCGCGACCACCGTCGCCGTGTCGGTCGCGCCGACATTGACCGCGACCGGATCGCCCGCGATGTAGAGATGGATCGTCCCCGCATCGGTCGGCGGCGCGCTGACGGTGATGGTGCCGCTCGCCGCCGTCGCGCCTACCGGCTCGGAAAGCCCGACCGCCCAGACCTCGTTGCCGAAGTTGTTGGCAAAGTAGGCGCGCGCCATGCGGCTGAGCTCGGAGCCCTGGCCGAAGTGCGCATCGACTTGCGCCTGCGAGCCGATGGCGATCGGAATGTCGGGCGTTGCATCGCCGATCGTCGTCAGCATGGTGCCGACGAGAAGGGCGCGCAGCCCGAGCAGCGGCAGGCCCGCCATGCTGGGATCGACTTCGACCCAATAGAGCGGAACCTTGATGTTGGAGGGAATCTGATTGAACGAAATCGGCATGAGTCGTCTCCCGTTACTGCGTGGATTGCTGCGGCGGCTTCGCCGGCTGTTGCTGCCTGCCTTCCGGCTTGGCTTCCTCCGGCTTGGCGGCCGTCACCGACTTGTCGAGCAGACGACGGCGCGTGAAGCGATCGAGCGGCCAATCGGCGGCGCCACCGCCAACCGGAAAGCCGCCGGCCTGCGGATGCCGCAACAGACGGCGCACGTCATCATTCGCCGCGTTGATGCGGACGCGCTCCCGCTTCGGCGTCCGGCTCGCGAGCATCGCCTTGCGCGCCTCGATCGCCTTCTTGCGCACCTCGATCGGATCGAATGTCTGGTCGGTCATCGGAGTCTCCTTGTGCAGGTTGCTCTCGGGAAGGCGTGAATTCGTAATCGGAGATGATGCGCTGGACTTGCTCGGCGGGCGGCACGGTGCCGTCATCGGCCAGCGGCACGGTCTGGACATTGATCTCCAGCAGGTCGGGGAAGCCGGTCGGATACCATTCGGTCCGCAGCCGGATCGAGGCGATGTATTCCAGCTCGCCGATCGGCGTCTCGCCTCGGCCGATGACGCCCCAGACATGCCGGCGGGTGCCGCGTTCGACACCCTCGAAGCGGGTGTTGTCCGGCAAGGTTGTGGTGATCATGTTGGTCAGACCGGTATCGGTCCACAGCCCGTTCATGATCGCCCAGAACGCCGCATCGAGCTCCAGCTCGGCCGCCACCGGATCGTTGCTCTCGATGATGACCTGAAAGCCGATGCGCAGCGTATGGATGAAGCGAATGTCGCCGGCATTCAGATCGCCGTCCGGCGGCATCAGCTCGTCGATTATGTAGACCCCGAGATAGGGCAGCAGCGGCTGCTGAACGGGAAGCTGCTTCGACCGCCGCGCGACGTAACCGGCGAAGAACGGCAATTGAACCACCGTCGCGAACAACGTATCGCGGATAACCTGTCCATAGCTCTGCGTGTCGGTGATCATTTGTAGGCGCGCAGCACCAAGTTACTTTCGCCGCCGCCGTTGCGCGTCACGCTCACCACCTCGAATTCACCTTCGGCCCGAATGTTGTTGTCGGCCGGGATAACGACGCGGTCGAGCTGCTGCGGCAACACCGGAAACTCGACCTCGAGGATGTCGATGGAATCGTGCTGATCGCGATAAAGCGAGCCGTCCTCAAGCACGATGTCGAGGTTGTCCTGATGCCAGATACCGCGCGCCGCGAACGCTGGCTGTCCCGGCTGTGAGGCGATCGGATTGAACGTGATCGGCCGCGCCCACTGGTCGAAGTTGGGCGCATAGATCAGTGTCGAGACATCCATGCCCATCGATCAAACTTCATATCTGATGTAATGGGAAAGCAGCGACGTGATCGATGATTGGATCGCGCTGTTGCTGCCGGCGCCGAGCGCGGCCTCAAGAATTCGGGCTGGATCGTGGAAGGAAATGCGGGCTTCCTTATGCGCCATCTGCCGGATGCCGGCGACAGTCGCGAGCGACGCGAGCAGCTTTGATTGGAGATTGAGCAGCGCGACCGCGCGCTTGAGCGGCGGCGGCGCCTCGGTCGGCAGATCGTACCCGCCCCAATACGTGATCGCGACCGCCTCGATCCACGGATAGGCGAGACCGCTGGTGGCATCGATCAATTCGATTTTGCCGGAACCTTCCTCCAGCTCGTAGCTCGAAGGATCGAGCACCGTGCCGATCGGCGACTCGACGGACTCGATGTCGCTCTGCTTGATCGGCCAGTGGCTCGGAAAAAGCCGGGCGCCGCCGTTCAGTTCTCGCCACTCCTCGCGGACTTCCTCATAGGCAAAAATTCTGTTGCAGAGCCGCATTACGGTCGCGCTGTTGATGTCTATGAACATCTGCATTTGCGCGTCTTCGGTCGTGTCGGTGAGCGCAATGCCGGCAAGCGTTTTCGCCTCGTCCAACGACATGAGGTCGAAGCTCGTCGCCGGCGTCAGCACTGTGATGATCCGATCGGCCATGTTGATTTGCGATGGTGAGTTGCTAGGCTGGCGGCGTCATCGGCCAAAGGTGTGCTGAAACCCAACTACCGCGTGTCGATGACGGCGCCGCCGGCCAGCAATTCCCTGGAGCCCATGTCCAACGTGCCGGCGGCGCACCTTCATCCAACTTCGTCTTGGAACTTCTCGAATAGCGGCAGCAGCTCAAGCGCTGGGCCTTCGGTGCCGTCCGACATCTTGGGGATCGCCGTGTATTTCTCGCGATCGATTTGCCAGCCGGCGATCCTTGCCGGCAGCGAAGCGATGCCACGCTCGCCGCGCTCACCTCGTTCGCCGCGCGGACCTGCGACGCCGCGCTGGCCCTGGCGGGTCAGGAGCTGCCAGCCTTCGCCAGGGCACGGGCCCGGGTTGTCCTTCAGGGCGATGAAGCTGCCGCCGTTCAGCGCGACGATTTCCAGCTCGCAATAGGTCGCGTCGGCGTCGAACGTGCCGCACGGCTTCGGCGATCGCGCTGGCCGACCCGGAGCTGCGAGGAGCAGCCAGTCGTCGCCGCCGGGCGGCCGGCCGGTATCCCGCCGAGCCTGATACGTCCCGCCGAGGTGGGTCACCACCTCGCCTTCGTAGTGAACGCCGTCCTCCCAGAATCTCGCGAGTGGCAACTTGCCGGGTTTGCCCTCGAGGCCCTGCTTGCCCTCGAGACCCTGCGGTCCTGCCGGCCCGACCTCGCCGCGGACGCCCGCGGGCCCCGCGGGACCAGCTTGGCCCGGTTCGCCCTGCGGGCCGGGAGGACCGCCCAGGCCTTGCTCACCTTGCGCGCCTTGCGGTCCAGCTGGGCCAGCAGGCCCGGGCGCGCCGGGCTCACCAGCGACGCCCTGCAGCCCGTCTGGCCCTATCTCCCCGCGCGCACCGATCGATCCAGGCTCCCCGCGTTCCCCGGGCGCGCCCGCCGGACCGGGCTCCCCGGGCGGGCCGACTTCGCCGGGCGGGCCGGACGGACCAGGTCCGCCGGCGGGACCAGGCGGGCCTGGCTCGCCGATATTGCCGGGTTGGCCTGGCTCGCCGGCGGCGCCCGTCGGACCTGGCTCGCCGGCGGGGCCTGGCGGTCCAAAATCGCCACTCTCGCCCTTCGGACCGAGCTCACCTCGTTCGCCGCGCTCGCCACGCTCACCTTGCCGGCCCTCGGCGCCGTCGCGCAGGGACGCCAAGCGGGCGAGAACTGCCGCCTCCAGCTCGCGCCGCAAAGCCGCGCCATCGGCGCGGAGCTCGGCGATCGCCGCCCGGGCATGCGTCTCGATCAGCTCGATGGCGCGCTCGCCTTGCCGTTGCTGCTCGGCCAGCACGCCGCCCAGCGCCTCGCGCCAAGCATCAATTAAAACGTCGTCGTGCCCGGCCGGTGGCGGCGGTAAGTCTTCTAAGTTCCCGTTGGACGGCATCGGAATAATCCTTCGGCGGCTCCTTCGGCTCGGGCGGCTTGGGCGCTTCCGGCTCGGGCGGCTTGGCGGGAGCCGCAGATGGTGGCGCGTGCGGCGCCGGCGCTGGCGGAATGGCGCTGGCGGCCGACAAGGGGACCACCTG